CATGCGCTGCGTGGGATGAGCATCTATGGCGACCATCCGATCCGTTGCATCGAGAGTTACTTGTTGCCGTGTGGTCGGGATACTTGCTTTCCCTTGGCGCAGGCACGTCGGACGATCTTGCATCTGTGGGTCGGTGCGAATACGGAGAGTGGTACATAAAGCATGAATATTTGAGACACACAACAACATGTAAATGGTCGTGTAAAAAAAAGTTACATTACTATATATATATATATAACATTTTTTGTCATTGTATTATAAATGAAACAGTGGCGTCGCGCAATTTTAAATTACGAGACGACTCATCCGTCGCGTCTCATCAGTGCCCGGCGTTCGTTCAATGCTCACCGACGACAACGTCTCCAGGGTGGGGAGGAGAATACCTGCCGTGTCAAGTACAGCCCGCTTCAACAAACCATTACATTCACAGAAAAGTGTACTTTGCCGGCGAAAATATTTAACCCTTCCCCCTCGCCTCTGTTGGTGGATGACGTTCTCACAGACGATAAAGAAAACCGGCCAACAGACGACGACATTAACAAGATTATGAAAAAAAGACGGGCATGGAAAGCATGGGGGAGATTGGTGTCAGCCAAGGTGTCCAAAGTCACTGATCAAAAGATTGCCAAAATTCTTGAAAAGGGTGTACGGAAGCGCCTACGGGTCGCGCGCCAGGCAAAATACGAGCCCCCACACGACCCTCTCCGAGACGACATACTGGGTATCAGAGAGTCCGTACAGGGAGAAAAGAAGAAACCGAATTACGAAGAACCACGTGACAAATTCTTGCAGAGGAAAATGGCAAACCGGCGGCTGGCCATGGGTCTACCACTAGCCGGCGGTCAACAATCGGCCGCAACGATTTCATTCTCAATTATGTGAGAGAAAAAATAAAAGTATACAAGAATCCTAACATTTCAACGAGGGGGTTGCATCATGTTCCCGAGCATGTTCTGCACCAATCCCGGGTCAATGCCTTGGGCAAAGGCATTCAGGTCTTCTGGATCGATCTGGGCAGAGATTCGCGCCGACAATCCTTGGAAATCGAGATTCGCCATGTCCATTCTCCCTTCACGCATGTCCGCGGCAATCTCTTCCGCCATACTCGTCAACGACGTCATCATCCCGCCGGGCACCGCGGTGTATAGATGGTACATGTCCGCGATTCGCATGAGTTCATCTAGATAAGCATAAATCGCGGCTCTTGTCTCGTCGTCGAGGTCCGGGTCTTGCCATTTACTTTGAATATCAATCTCTTGGACAGAGGGTGGGAATTGATTGTTCACCATCACCTTTGCGTGGTCTCTGTCTTGAATCGCACGCTTCAATGGAAACATATATTGGATCCATTCTTCGATGCGTTGTTGATGTTGACCCGGAAGTTTGCAGGCAATGTTGAATTTCACATTTGCGGTCTTCAATTTCATACACTCTGGGAAGACATCCAACAATGCGGCAATGAACTCCCCTTCCATCTGAACGAACCGTTCAATACATAACGTGATAGGGTCTGGTTGACTCATTTCTCTCGTTTCTCCATGGTGCCCCAAAAATGAACGTACGTTTTGAACACGCGATATTTTATATTTTTTTGTCGGAGATGAAGGAAACGGCCAACATGCAGAATTACACGACCTTGACTTTTCAAGGGAATTCTCCCGATGATAGCGGCGAATATCGAGTCGACTTTCAACGACCCATGCCGAGGGTGAAAGAACTGTCGCTGGTTTACTTCGACTCCGAGGCGGAGCAACCGACGGTGCCGGAGGGACGAAATACATTGTCCGTGGGCACCGGGTGGCGGGTTCCCCCAGGAAAACACTTCAACGTGGGTAACGACACCATTTACGTCCCCCCCTATCTCAATCTCGCGACCGTCACTGAATCTAGCGGGGATTTGGTCTTTTCCATGACACACGAAGCCAGCCTTAAATATTACTTCAACAACATGCCCACCGACATCCCTTCCTTGACCCTCATCGCCACGAGCAGCACCACCGACGATCCAAATGTGTACCTGACCTCGGCAAACGTCGACGTGATCAACCTCAAATCGTTCAAAATTCATAAATCGTCGGTACCATCATCGTCTAATATGCAGAATGTGTTCGTGCACCGTATCGCGTGGCAAAAAGACGAATGGGATCTTTTCACGAAGAGGCAACTGCCGTTTGAGGGTCCCATGCAGACGCTGTCCATACCACCCGGTATCTACGACGCCAATTCGATACTGACGGTTGTTCCCGAGGCACTCCATGTCGGGTACCTACCTCAGAACGAGACCTTCGTCGTGCGTGAAGGCATTAGCACGACCGTTTCATGTCGCGTGCCAGCCGGGCATTACCCTACACCGGCGATATTTGCCCAAGCCTTGACACAGGCGTTTTTGTTGGCCGGTACAGACGTGGTGGTCCGTTTCGACTCGCCGTCGTTCGTGTTTAGCCAGTCAACCCCGTTCTTGTTGGATTTCTCCGACACAACATCGGCGTTGCACCTAGCATTGGGGGTTCAGAACAAAGTGTACGGTCCATTTACTCGCTTTCAAACGGATGTGGTGCAGTTCTCGGGGCAACCGTACGTGTACACATTACAACAAGACAACCCCAATGTCAATCGATTTTGTCTTCAAGCCATGAACCCTCGGGTCATCGACAACATCACCACCGGCATCATTCCACTGAATGAACATTCCATACTGTGGTTGCCGCCAGCGACGACCGTCTTACCTTACCAAGAAGACGATGTGGTCTTCATAAAAACCAAGAGTCATTCGCACACGGTCCGCGTGCGGCGGGGTGGGAACCTGTTCAAGACCAGCACACCCATTCCACCCAATACTACGGTCACGGATGATGACGGTCGAGTGGCCGTCGTCATCGCCACTGGAGGATCATTCGTCTATTTGATATCGGACTCGAGTACGCTCGGACACGTCACGTATGGCGACTCTCAAACCGTCACGCTGGCCTCAGTAGGGTATGGATACGTGGTCGACGTCCCGACGGACTCCTTCCCGGCAGACAACGCGTCCTTCGTCTGTTCGACGGGCTTCATCGACCCGCCACGCTTCGAGATGGAGGCGACGCCGGGACTTGCTCATCAACTGGGTCTACGGACGCGATTGTCCGGGAACAATATCTATTCCTTGCCACGGTCGTATGCGTTCCGTGCATTGCCGTATATCTACTTGTACGTGGAACCGTTGAACAATGGATTGGGCAGTGTCAACCGGCAGCGAGTCATCATTCGCTCGTCTGGGGAGGAACGGACCCCGTTGGGCAAACTTGTTTCGGAAGGCTCTCAATTCCAACTGCAACGATTGGAAAATTTCGAGCACGTCTATCTCCACCCTGGCCGAATCGGCGGCGTGCGGTGGTGGTTCGAATATGCTGACGGAACGCGAGTTTTGTCCTTGGGGGGGCACACCCTTACGCTCGGTTTCTTGAGCGACGATAGAGATCGGTAATGCTCTTGTCAATCTTTTCGATTGGCGCCACCGAGATCGAATCATGCGGTTGCAAACTCGCGACGGAGCCGGCGGCTAAAGATGGTGTCCTCTTTGATCGCACCGACCCGGCCACCGACCCGGCCACCGAGCCACGCGCAAGAGATGGTGCTTTTTTTGAGCGCACCAACCCGGCCACCGACCCGGCCGCAGAGGTCAATGTTCGCATGGACGATCGAATTAATTGCTCGACGAACGCGTTGCGGCTACTGTAGTCCCACTTAATATACTCTTTCACTTTGTGCTCTTGTTCCGCAAACTCTGTCATGATCGTCTTGAAAAACCGGAAAAAGGGAATTGCGCTAGTGTCTATTTTTTCAATGGACAGGCATTGGCAGTATTTGAGAATAGAGAACAGGTAGAACTGGGATATTTGCGGTTGGTTTATTTCCAGCCGTGTCTGTTGTGCAGCAAATTCTTCCGACGACCAAGTCTTGGGGGACGAGGACAACCCTTCGATAAATGTCTGACAAATGTCTCGGAATTGAAGGACGCGTTCGTCTGTGAACAACGATGGACATGTCGACGGTGCCGATTGCGACAATGTCTGGTCGTGGACGTATTTGGTGGTGCTCATGGTGTCTTTGTTACCACAAACTCAAAAAAAACAAGTTGTCGAGTGCATTCACTCACCGCGCTTACTACCAATATCTGTTCCCGTACGACACAGTGATCTCTTCGCCCGGCACGACGTCTTTCAATAAACGAAAGAAAATGCGTTGACGGTACTGGTATGCGTACACATTGGGTTCACGGGCGGTGGTGTGGTGGTTGATGTACCGTACCGTGCAGGACAGAGACTCCTTGGCGTCGATGTAATGATGCTTGCGTCCTCCCATGCTTACCCGAAACATGTAATCTTTGTTGTTCGTCTTTTCGTAGACCGAGGCAGGGAGTCGTTGACCGGTGTACTCCCCGATCAAGGTCCCGGCGGGCACGTCGGTCGTTGCAAACAACCCTTTCCCATGGATCGGCGACTCTTTGATAATGAACATCCTATCCACTTTATGTTTTTTTACCGAGGGCGTACTAAAAATGGTTCCGTGGACAAGAACGCACGGCGATTAATGAAAATCCTCTCCGTACACATCTGCCGTCGACATAGGAAGATCCTTTCCCGGGCACGCATCGTAGGAAACGTGCTTCCATGACCCTTCTTCTTCATCGACTCGTCCACCACGCAGCCGGGCATTGAAGAGGCGCCGAAGGGGTACAATTTTCTGCCCACCCCGCAATTGTTCTAGCGTTCGGATGTCCGACTTCAATCGTTGTAAATCCTGTAGGCTGTAGTGTGTCATGTTCGGTTTGTTAACACGGGGATATTTTTTTTTAATCCCATGATATGGGCGCCATGCTGGCGACGACTGATTCCGCCACGACCGATTCCGGATGCCACGCGGCAATCGGCCCGTCCTCCGATTCGTCGCTGTCGGACGCATCCTCCGACTCCGAATCGTCGTCGGACGCATCCTCCGAATCGTCGTCGGACGATGATTCCTCCTCGTTGTCCACGATCAGCATGTCGGTGATCCGTGCGACGATTCCAAACCCCTCGTCATTGATCCACAACCCTTGGAACTGCACCATTGGCAATATGGACAGCCCGGCTCTTAAGACATTCGCGTTTACGGTCTCCGGTTGTTGGGTCTCTGGATTGTACACTTGAAACTGACATTTCTTCGACAACCGCACGTTCCATCCCTGCTTGTCGTCAATGTCCGAGTGGAACAACTCTTCCTGGATGCGGTAGAGGTCGATATCCGCCATGCCCATCGTCGGGTGTTTTTTTGCGGCAAGAATCACTGCTTCCTCGAATTTCCTGTACCATCTCTGTACCCGAGACGAGGGGATCGCTAATCGAAGCCCAATTTGCTCCGTCTCTGCATCTTCCAAGACACTCTCAATGACACACAGTTTATCCTCTCCAAATTCACCCAGTTGAATTTTCTTCGCGCGGTCCGTGAAAAATACCGAGCGCCCTCCGGATCGATTCTGTTTCATGCTGGCGCTCAACAACCCTTGTGGTTCACATGATACGTTAAAGTAGAGTTCTGGCATCGTGTTTTCTCACCGCGGGGCGATTTTCGAACATGGCCGATGAACGTACGTACTCACGCGTTCTTCTTCTTCATCTCCGCGTGGAAAGCCGCTTTGTCCGCCTCGATTTCGTCGAGAACGGTATGACTCGTTCGTAAGAACGCGACCACGATTTGACCAAAGGTATGCCGGCCATCGATGGTGCCCAGGACCCGGGCCTTTGCCGCCGCGGTAGTGGCGTCGCGCGCCGGGGCTTGCAATCGTTCGAACCAACCAAACACGTACGACATTAACTGTTGCAAATCTTCCGCCTTGAAATGATCATGTTCCAACAGTTGCTTGAAGAGTACGATATCCATGTGCTCGGCAATCGACTGGTGCAAATCCAATCGATTCGGGATCTGCCTTGCGATGCGCTGTCGTACTTCATCGTACAGCCGTACAATGTAGTCGAAATCCTTGTCCACCAGCGATTGTTCGACGATGGCGTCGAAGGATTTTAAATAATTTTCACGGATCTGTTTCTCCAACCGTTCCATGGATATAATATATTCTTTACGAGTACGGTACCAAAAAAAAAAAATAATATCCCTACTACACCTAACTTACGGGACTATAACCACCTCCATATTCATCCAGACCCTGGCTATCCGCATCACTGCTCTCGTAGTCTAACCTCATCCGTTTGTTTGAATTCGATGGGGGCGGCGCAAAGAAGTTGTTCGAAATGTCTTCTACTTGCTCGAGGCTCATCCGGAACCGAGTGGCAAATTGGTTCATCATGCTTTCAAAGGTTGTGGCCGGGGTTTCCACCACCGTCGACGTCGCATTGTCGGTGGCAAAGTGATCTTCGGCATCCTCGAATTGCTCGTCGCCCATCGGTCGTGGTGCGAAACAGCCTTTGACCCATTTCGCCATGATCACCCCGTTCCCTTCTGGGTGTGACAACCGTTCTTTCTGGGTCAAGGTTAACCCGAAGTGTGCCAAGATCGACCGGGCTTGCTCTTCCCCCGCAATTCCCTTGGACAGTTTCATATGGCTCGTATGTTCCACCACCAGGTTCTTAAAGTCAACCCATCGAATGTACCCATCTGGGTGGCGTTTCAATTTGTCCCCGACATCCTCCGACTGCAGAAACGTCGAGATGGGGCAGCCTAGTCGCCACGTGGCCTCCCTCGTGCGTTTGAAGGTGGCGGGGCAGATGGATTCCCAGAACGAACAGTTGGACTGGGCATGGTGCATGTAAGTATCCATGGCCGCTACTAGCAGAAACGGGTGTTCGTTCGCGAGTCGGGCTTCTAACTGCATGTCTTTCATCGCTTCTGATAAGATATGCGGTAGGTGTATGAACAGCATCCGACGGTACAGCGATTTGCCGACGTCTTGCGTGATGCCCAAAGGCGCGTTGGAGCATAAGATCATCTGTGCCTCCCACGGTCCGTTGGCTACTTGTGTGGAATACTTCATGCCCGCCTGCACATCTTCCCCACTGGCGGCTTGCGTCAAGAAGGTCCGGGGAATCGCATCGAACATCTTGTCCGACATGTCGTTGCCCAGGACGGCGCGGTAATGGCCGATACCGTCCACTTTCGGCTTGTACAGGTTGCCGACGGCGAACTGTGGCTGGTCTTGTGCGGCCATGGACTTGACGTCCGCCGGCGGCAATGCTAGTTTCGTGACACTCAATTCCACACTCTTCCCGGTACCGCCTTCCCCCCAAATGTTGAGTATTATCTCCCACCGCTCCACTTCGTTGACTTTGAACAGTGGCCTAGCGATGGTCATCATCGCGATGAACAAAATGTCCTCCTCGTCGTAACTCTGGTCTTTCCACTTCTGCACATAGAACGGGGAGTGATTAAGGAGTGCACGGCTGCTTTTGCGCACGTCCAATCGCCAAGGAAACCATTTGCGGCACGATTGTGAGCACCCCTCGAAGGGTTGCCGACAATGTCGGCATACGCGGACGCGGTGTTCGTCGTGCAACGATTCTGCGTTCTCAAACGGTTGCTGGGACCCGTTTCCATTTGTGCATTCACCCCACTGTGCCTTCAGGAACGCGATGGAGTCGAAGAAGGCGTCGAAAATCTTCGTCGCACATTTTTTGTTGTCCTCCGGGTCGTACGTCGCATACTCCGACCGGTTTGTGCAACGACACTTGCCGTCGAACACCATGAAATAGAGTTCCGGGAATTCTCGTTCCACGTCTTTGCAATGACAATATTTTGGGTAAGGCAGAAAAAGCAGACGTGTTTGGCCGTGCACATGAACGAGCACTAGGTCGCCGTTGATAAAGCACCATTTATGGCGACTCGAGTCCAAATGGGGTATCATCGGGTTGTGCTCGTTCGCGTTGATCGTCGACGCGACTTGCTTGGCTTCTGGGAACGTTATTTTTTCATTGCTGCACGCCTTAAACACCAACTGGGTCACCGTACTGAACGTCTTCTTCACGCGGTAGCCGCTCGTCTGTTGCACCCCGTCGGTGACCGACCGGACATACTTTGCTTTGAATGCGTGCCCCGTGCGCGGGTGCATGCGATTATGTTGTTCTTTCGTCAGCGTGCACCCGGCGACCGCGCACACCCACCGATACTGCGCGTTCTGCTGTAACCGCTGGACGGGCCGACATTCTTGCTCGTACACTTTGTTGTCTCTCACCTTCAGTCCGTCGGTGAATGCGTAGACATTGGTGCGATGGATGAAGTTACGAATGTCCTTCTGCCCAGTTTGCACCCCCAAGAAGGATTCCACACACTCGGCCACATCTTTGGAATGGACGTCGATCGCGGCACCGACCATCCTGCCCGTGTACTGGATGCGCAAAAACAGGCACCAATACACGGACAGTTTCATCATGCGCTCATGATCGTCGATGGCGTTGAAGAGCCGCAATTCCGGTTCCTGCTGCCCATCGTCGTCGTCCACTTTCACCTCCAACACACCCGAGGGTTGTTTTTCGATAAACTTCGCTTTCACCAGCATTTCGAACCCAACGTGAACGTAGTGCTCCACTCGCTTGCAGCAATACGTGATCGCGTCGTTGGCAAACAACTCGTTGCCGTTCTTGTCCACACATTTGACCACGGCATGTGGTAAGATCTCCAATTGCATCATGGTGGACCATTGTGTTGGCTCGACGGGTGTAAACCCGCCCATACCACCCCGCTGCCGTTTGCCCAGGAACAATGTCACGACGATCGACCAAAACAAACGAACAAACTCCTCGAACCGACCTTCTTCGTCTTCGTCGTACACGGAAGTCGCCTCCGCCTTCATCGTTTTTAACACGGCCCATAGGGTCCGTATGTCGACTGCGTCAATCTCGTGTTCCTCGCGGTGACAGAGGCGTAAGATCCGTCGTCCCTGACTCATATAGTCGCCGTCTCCCGCAGGCATGGGATCTTCTTCTCGCCCCAATACATCGCCCCGCGCACTCGTCGCCCAGGGCGACTGGGCTGCGGACGCCACAGGAAGCGATAGTTCCGCCTCTGCCCCAGATTCATCGCTCTCGTCGTCCTCCTCTGCCCCAGATTCATCGCTCGAAGCAATGAAACTGTCACTGTCGTGACCGTTCTCGTCGTCCTCCGCTTCGGACGCACTACTGTGATCCACCGTTCGAAGGAAATGCGCCATCTCGGGCAGTCGCACGCAGAGTGGGGGGGGGTGGCCTGGCACGGATGAAAAAGGAAGAAAGGGGAGGGGGTGGCACCGTTCGTTCTCTGCTTTCACGCGAAGCGTTGGAGACACATACTCGTGAACACACACACACAAACACATACATACAGTACTACATTACCCATACACGTCGACGGGGCGTCTTTGAATTGGATGGTGTTGTGATGTGTATGGCACAACATACCAGTTGGTTTCCCACAAAAAAAAAACACTTCGTTCTCCACCATTGAATTCTTACAGGCACATACCATAAGTATGTTAGTTATACATATAAGTACAATATAATATAGTCCAATAACCCTAGCAAAAATCGTCCCATGGATTGCTTGATTTTTTGGACACGACTGTTCTCTGATCTTCATCTGTTTTCACCACCCGTGTGGTCTTTTTCAATTCTTCCTCGTGTACTTTCTGGTGTTCCAGGAACGACATCTTCTCCATTTTTTCTTCCTTCTCTTTGCTGTAATATTTGTCGTTCAGTGTTTGGTACACCTGCTTGCCGATCTTAAATGGAGGCAGGTTTACTTCGGCCTTGTACCAGAAGATCGACTCCTCAATTTTATTCGATTTACTGGCTTTGCTATCATACACCAAACACTCGTAGTTTTCGGTGCAAACAGACATTGTCTTGCTGAACTGTTCGAACGTGGGGAAGAAGCCGAAGAACTGCTCCCACGTCTTTTTGCGGGACGATTGGATATTGTCCCTTAACTGAAAAACATAGTCTACTTGCGACCTTAAATCAGGCCCTAAGTCCATACAATACTGCATGGCATTCAGGAAAAAGACTCGCCGATGCCTTCCATTCATGAACAGACTGCGAAATTGCTTGCCTTGCTCCCCTCTGAAGATAGATTTGTCGTACATGCAGTCGTCCATGATCAACCCGACTCTGGATCCGCGCCCCCTACGCCATTGCTGACGCTGGACAGACATCAATTGCTCTAATTTATCTGGTCGAAAATCATTGTAAATCATGGTCGGGCTCATAAAGGACCCCAGCGCTTCCTGAACTTCTTCGGTCGGGGACATAGCGATGGCTACATCAAGTTTATCTCTCACATGGTACATGATGTCTTTTATCAAAGTGCTCTTCCCCGTCCCGCGCTTGCCAAGAAGTAAGATAATTGCGTCCGGGGCGATGGTTGTCGGGTCCCACTTTCGGATTTTCAACTTGCCACTGGACATCGGTGGTTTTATTACCTAGCACCGAAAAGTTTCACCCTCTAACAAACGATCCTCCTCTCCCATGTACTCACCCCACGGGCCTTCCGAGTCTGTGCCGTCGTCGTTGTTCTCGCCAAAATAATCTTTGAGAAAGGCCAACTGATCGAGCGACGTGTTCAACCCTTGATCACGGAATTGCAAAGCGACATACTTCGCAGCCCTCCACATCAAGCCATACGTGGCCTCGTACTCCGGACCCACGTCCATACTCAGCATGTGCTCCGCGAGATCTAACAATCCGACCGTTTGTTTGCCCTGACCTTTGAACGGGCAGGCGCGACAAAACTGAAACATGTCCAAGAAGGATTGGTTGAAGAGTGCCTGCCCCTCCGTAGTATTCAGTGGTGCACCTCTACTATTGTAGACCAACGATGGGGGTGTCGTGGTAATGTCCACCGTCGCCGCGGAGATGCCGGTGGTCCATGGATGCGTGGGAAATTCCGTAATGCAATGAATGAAGAGATGGTCGAACTCGTCGACGCCCACACCGTGTGTACCGATGATGCACTTTCTTGCTACCGTGGCCAATGGTCCGTGTGCATGCGTGTGCAAGTACCGGTGCGCAAATAAACTATACAGTGGTGCCGGGTGCCGTAACAAATACTGGTAAATGTTTTCCGCACAAATCAAACAGATGAACGACCGTCCTTGATTCACTCGTCGAATCGTCACGTCGTTGGATGGAAAGGAGTTGACAATGTACGCGGTGTCCGATTCTCTCGGCGGCGGGGCCACATTGAGTTTGTCCGGAGACAGGTGTATGCATGTGTACTCCGCCTCATGGTTATGACTCTTGCACTGGGCTTGACATGGCAAGCGGAACGTCTGCGGTTGGCCATCGCGTGGAGTCTTCTGCACTGAGTAAAGTCCCCATTTGTAGACCGCCTCTTTCCTCTCTTTGTCCGTCATCGTGAGCGTGCCTTCTTCTCGGTCGTGTGTGCGTGCGTGTGGTCCTTGGGCGGGCAGGCGTCTGGTTTGGGTCGACCCCCACACCCATCCACGTACGTGGCGCATACGAGGCACCCCGTGTTGTAGTTGACACATGTTAGGTTCCCGCGCAGAGAGAATGAATGGCTACTGCGGGTCGACCCGAACGAATCGATGGTATTATTATGTTCCTTCAGTAGTAAAGCACGACAGCATGTCAGTTCAGCACAAGGCCGATCGCGATAAGTTTATTGCGTACTTAAAATTAAATATTGCCTATTTGAAACGGCGGAATAGTATACTCAATCTTAAGAGTTCCTATATGAAAAAAAAAAATGATACGGTGAACATTATTACGATACTAGTCAGCACTCTGTTAAGTCTCTTCGAGACCCTACGATTGGAATTTGGGTTGGAACAGTCAGAGAATATTTACATAAAAAGATCGGCCACGTTGATCCCTTTGATATTCACCAGTTATATCGCCGTATCGATGTCTTTATTGAAATTTGCGCAATACACGGAACGTCTCGAAACGCAAACGAAAATATCCGAGAAATGTATCTTTGTCATTTGTCGACTCAGACGCGTCGTGGAAGATGCATACATGACCCAATCCGAGGAGGAATTGAAAGAGACCAAGGCCTCCTACTCAAAAAACCCGTTTGAATTGTACATAGACGCGCGCGAGTGCTTGGATCGTACTCTAAAATATACGGACGTGCTTCAGTACGGAAAACTCCTGGATGATTTCGTGGACGACATAGATAATGATATTAAATGGTACAATCGTCTCTGTCATGTCTTTACGTGCTGTCGTCGAAAACGACCCATGAAACCCCCACCGTCTATCGTCTCGCCCTCGGCGCGTTCCATGAGCATGGTCGACATCTTCAGCCCCCCTAGCAGTCGGGAATCGTCTCCTTTGGCTTAATGTTTGGCCTCGTGCAAAGTGACGCGTATCTTCGCCGTGCGGTCCTTGGTCGAATCCGAGATATCCACGACCACCAGAATCACCACCGTCCCGCAGACGGAGCAATTCTCGTCGTCGTCTACCCGCAGTACACGAAACGTCTTCGAGACATGCATGTGGTCGCACGTCAACGCACAGGTTTGCGGGGTGTTCCACGAACCGAGATGCAAGGTCGTGTCGTTCAGCACCGATAGTGCACATTCGTAGCCCAATGCCAGGCTGTTTTGCGTCGCCAAATACAGGGCCACCGTTCGTTGGAAGGGCGTGAACTCATAATACTGCATCAACGTCAAGAAGTCGGGCAATTCCTTCGTGGGGCTTTCGTACACGGAGCAATCTACGCGAGGCAAATCGACAATGGCTTGTTGGACCACGTCGCGTGACGTATCGAACCCGAAATCAGACAGGAACATCTCCAACGGCAGCACCAGTACGTACGATTTCTCTGTGTCCACCCCCGCGACGTCTTCCCACACAAACGGCATGCTGTTTTTTTTTAAGTACCCGCACGAGAATAATCGGCGTCTTCTTGGGAACGTCAGTATTTGTCTATAGCATGGCCACGTTCTTTACTAAGCCCTTGCGACAGAGTCGCGGAGGGCCACGTCGCTCGGTCGCGAATACTTCATAGTCGCGTGCCACATCCCAATGACGCAAGAACCGTCCGACCAAGTCTTTCTCCATTATCGTCTGTTGGTCCAATGTCGTGACCCACGCTTGGAATTGAAAGAGTACTCGAAAATACTCTTGCCGATCTTGGGGGCTGGGGCAAATGTGCTGGTTCTGGATAATCGCTTCCAGGTGTGCGGCGAACTGGTGGCACGTCGGTGTATGATGCTCGTCACTGTTCAACAACGTCCTCATCATGACACCGGAGACGACGCAAAATGCATCGTACTCGTCTTCGATGTCCCATTGCTGTTTCACGGCGTTGATCCCCCCCATGACGAGAAACGGGAAAAACAACTGGTAATCATTCATTTTTTGTTCGGACATGCTATCTCTCCGTGCTCTTGCTCTCGCCCAACGTTCGAAATGAACCATCGATTCGATGTATCGGCGGGTATCAAACGTGTCTTTGCCCCGTTTGTTTTTGGCAATCGCGCGAAGATGGTCATTGAACATCTCGACAACGTCGAGATTATCTTCACGAACACCTTCGTGGACAGAGTCCTTCGACACCATATGTAGCCAAAAGCCAGTCTCCACACAATGCTGATAGTACTTCTCTTGAACCTTCCACTGTTGGAACAAACGTTCCACCAACGGTTCGTCCCTGAATCCTTTTGCAAAAAAGAAATTGACCACTTCGAAATATGCGAAATACACGCCGTCGTTGACGACGAACTTTTCTTTTTCGTCGTGGTCAAGTAGGCGTTGATTGGCAAACACAACGTCGCAAACATGATTGAAGAAAATGTTGGACATCTCCAACAGTATGTCGTCTGACATGCGGCTTTCTTCCGCTTGCAACGTGATCAAGATACGCGCTAGGTTGTTCGTCGTCCAGGCGGACGGGTTGTACAAACTTGACACCGTATCGCCCGTCCAGTTGAGGGGTTGTAGGACTTCCATGATGGTTGATGCGGTTTGTCGTAAAGTTGTGCGCGTGCGTGCGTGAGGTTCTGCGAGTGCGTGCGTGAGGTTCTGCGAGTGCGTGCGAGTGCGTGAGGTTCTGCGAGTGCGTGGGGTGTGGATGTGGCCGAGGAAGAAGTCAAGTAGAAGGTAAGGTAGACCGTAAGTCCGTAAGTACATACATAAACACAGCATAGTATTTCACGAGCACCATTCATTTTTTTTTATTTCAAAATACGTATTTGCCGCATGTCGGACGACCCGCAATCCCTTCTTCTTCATGCACTATGAAGCGTTGTGCCGGGCATTGTTGGTGGGTGTAGCAGCGACCATGGTGGCGGAATACGAACGTAAGTACGAACAATGAAGTTGTTCATTTTTACGTGGCTGATTTTCTATTTGGATCCCTCCACAGCGGTTCATTGCTTTGTTGCTATCACTTTGTATGCGTTCCTGGAGGCATTTATGAACGGCGACGACGAACTAACTATATCGTAACCGCATATACTTACAGTCAGTCCATTTTGTCTCACTACACACACACGTACGTCGCAAGCACACACTCGCAACTTCATACAGCGACTAACTCTCAGAATAAAAAAGGCTCTCGTAAAGGCTCATTTCGTTAAATATATTCTCTGCGAAACATGCAACCCTCTGGTCCAGTATGAAATTCGATATTACTCTGTAGGAACGTCCGTGATCATTCGAAAAAACTCCTCGACGCTCTCCCTGCCCGCGGAAAAGGGATCTTCTGGTACACTTGTTGTGGACCGGGGTGTGTGGGAGGCTACCGATTATAAACTACCTATACGCACGAGTGTCGTGTGGCAAAATGACGGGGAGTACATTTACTTTTACAAGAAAAACAAACCGCTGGAAGCAATTGTCAACAGCGACGACGACGAACAGATGTAGATTTAATTTAATGTATGTCTCTAACTAACTATATCTGTAAGTAGTTTGGGTCTCTTAAAGAAGTCGGTCGTCCATTTCATATTCATAAACATTTGCACGGCTGTCTTCGCACTCTTCTCGTGTTTTTGGAAAACGGCCAAACGTAAACTCTCCGCCAAATCTATAAAAAATTGATTGTCATGCGTGGTTGTTGGGGGGGGTGCTGTGAGAAACGTGTACCTTGGTGTACTACCAAAGTCGACAACTTTCGAAACGCCGGTGGATCGTTTGAACACCTCCACCTTAAACGTGGCATAAAAAGACACCCCATCCCAATGGTCAATGAATACCCGGATGGTGATTGTGAATGTCGGTACAGTGATATTCATGCACGGGTTTAAACGGCCTTCCGTACGATCGATGCGTTCTACTTCGTACATTGTTTTGTAAAAGAGAGTTCGCACACTTTCAGTCTCGGGCGTACTAACCACACACCTGGCACATCCACCACGTTCGTGAGTCCCAGGCAAAAATACGTGTATTGCGCGACTCGTATGCATCCTTCGAAGGACACCCATCGGAGATCCGCACCCGGACGATCCGCAGCCATTCATTTTTTTCTATAGTATGTCTATAGTAAACTAACTAACATGTCACAAATAAAATAATAAAATAATAATACTGTCTGTGGCTATAATAATTCCAAGTCCGCACGCACTCTTCTGGTGTGTGTTCTTGCATGTAGACTGTCCGTGAAAAGTGTCGGCGCTCCGCTTGCGGATAAAAAAGAAAGGACCCCCGCTCTTCCCAAAGAGAACACCACCCCTCCTTCGAGTCTCGGTGAATATTTGAGTCGTACACCATGTCGTCTCCGAAAACATACGCACATCTGGAAGAGGACAAGCAATTGCGTGCCGTCTACGCACTTCTTCGCAAGGGCCAGTTCAACGAAGCATTCGCGTTGTTGAAGCAAATGACGTCCGACCACATCGGTTGCACGAGTTCGCACGACCAGAAAACCGATCAGCAGATCGCGATTCACATTGCCTCTGCATGGACGGTGTTGTTGGGTAGTTGTCCTGTAAAGTGTTTCAAACCTATGTTGAGAGCCTGTGTCTGTCAAGTGCAGGCAGCGATTCACACCATGACCGATCCACGTCGACAAGCAGTTTGCCAACGAGCCTTTTGGTTTGAAATGGGGATAGACGCGCGCATCTTCTTGACCAATCCGGACATAAGGAACGATGAAAAAGAACAATGGCGTTTGCTTGTGGTGACGACCTGCCTCACGGTTGCACGTGGACTGGCGGCGTGCCTTCGACGTTTCGTGGACACGGACTTTCACACCTACACTGTCACTATTCAAAAGAATTGTGTCTGGAAAATGTCCCAACAAGTGGCCCTTATCCAGCGCATGTTTGTGGTTGGGCAGTACCGTTTTGACTGTCCCCACAATCCACTACAACAACCACGACAACAAATATGCCGTGTGTGTGAAGAGGATTATGCGAAGGCCTGTGACTTTGTACGCAGATATGACCGTGGCCAGCCCGGAAAACGAGAGCCCACCGAACAAAGCGCACAACCTGCGTAGTCATCTACACGATTTCCTCGTCGCCGGTGGCAGTGTCGGTGGATGGGTCAAGTACCTCATCGTCATAGGCCGGCGAAACGGACGCGGTTGTACTAAAGAACTGGCTCATGCTATTAGATAAATTAACACCGATATCAGATAATTTGACCGATGTATCCTCTGCCTGCTTCAGCGCCTTCTTTGCCTCTTCGAATGCGGCCTCCTTCGATTCCTCGATTAACTTGTTCGTTTCCTCGAGGTGTTTCTTCGCCTCTTCCCTGGCTTCTTTCTTCGTGGCCGCGTCTCTCCTCTCCTGGTCTTCTTTTACCTTTAACGAGTCTTTGAAAATCTCCACGGCCCGAATTTCCAGGATCTCTGGTTTGGTAAAGGCCGTATTCTTGAATTTCTTGCCAAAACTTTGCACGATTTCCAGCGGAATGTTCGGGCTCTGCTCGAGTAACCTGTCCAATTCTGTACGCATCTTCATAATAAACTCTTGGCCACTGCTGTCGCGCTCGTCGATCGGCAGGGACAGTTCCACGGCGATAGTCCTTGAGAACTTGGAAAAGGAGATAGACGCCGAGCGATGTCCCTCTAACAGTTCGGAAACGCGCAAGAATTGACTCACTGTAGAGATCAAACCGGCGACTAAATTAAATAACCCAATTATAGATGGAGCGTACGGTTGCCACCCGGCGGGCATGGAGGACAGAGAAAAAGAGGCAGTGCCGGTGATTGTACTAATCACGATCACGGGAAGTGTGAACCCCAGGTTTTGCTTGTAGAACTTGTTCATGGCTCGATCGTGGAGGAACCGGTAGGACGCGCCGATTTCGGACCAGTTCTTCAATATCTTTTCGTGTTGCTCACGCCATTTGACGGCTTCAATTTTACCCGTGTTCATGGAAACGTGTTTGGTTTTTTGGTAGAGTCACAAAAAAGTCCATGTTTCGATATTATGTCAAGACGCCTTTAGTGAAGCGTTTGATCGAGTCTTGCTCTCGAGATCGGTGCACTTGTATTCATCGTTTTCATTACCCCGTGATCACCGTGTACGACTACGAACTCTACCAGCGGTGCAAGACGAGGTTTCACTTTCCAGAGTGCGTTAAAACCACGACACAAAGATATCCACCCACCGAAGAAACGAAAAAGAATGGACATTGAGGACGCCAAAGAAACCTACCTCAGGTTGGTCCCGGAATTGGAATCGGCCAACACACACATCAAATCGTTGCGCAAGACAGAGGCGAAATGTAAGAAGGCGTTCAAGAAATACGTAAAAGAACACGGCCCTCTCACGATCGCCGGCAAGACGTTTCGTTTCGAACAGAAAGAAAAGGTGGTACTGACCATGGACCGTGTGGAAGAAGCGTTCCCGGCTCGTGACGTGGAAAATTACAAACACAACAACATGGAGCAGGTCGAGGTGTTCAAGGCGTCGTAACCATCATACTGACCGCAAACGCAAGGAGGCATAGTAATGCAAGTACGTGGCATGCCGACGTGGCAGTGAACCTGGCAGAAGGGGGGGGTGGCGGTGACGGGGAGGGGGGTGGACTTGGTTCCACTACCGGACGTTTGGGAAGAAAAAGTGGAGGCATCGTTTTGATTGTTTTTTTTTTATATGTATTCCTAGATTATTATTCTACGCATCGTTCCATGTCACGGGCCCATGAAGTACGATCGCGTGGAAGAAACGACACCATTGTATGTAACACCTGAGACAATTCGGTACCGGCCACATCGTCGAAGAATATGTGCTGTTCCCTCGGCGCTTTTGCGTTCCGTAGCAATGCCTGCATGGATGCCAGCAGTGGCTTGTCTCCGGAGCACGATCTTCCATTCCAATACTTTCGTGCGGTCATGGTCCAGATGCACGTCACGCCCAGACTGTACACGTCGCTCAGGTACCCGTCGTACGCTGGCGGCACGCGATCTTTCAAAATGCGAATACACGCATACAGACTTTCGGGAGATTGGAATTCATAGGTACCGAGCAAGGACTGCCCGTCGTACCCACCTCTTCCGGGTCGAACGTAGTGTGAATCTTTCGTCGTCTCTCGTGCACACCCAAAATCGCATAATTTCCACAACTCTTCCTGTTCAAAATATAATATATTGGACGGTTTGATGTCCATGTGCACGATTCGATGATTCTTTAATTCCACCAACGCGCGTGAGATGTCTTCCAACACGCTCCAGATGACCGCACGGGTCGGTCGAGTATGTGATTGCACGTATTGTGCCAAGTCAAGATGGGCCCTTTCCATTCCGTAAAAGCATTCAAATGTATTGACCATGAAACGCCGAGTCGCAAACGTGATGTCTTGGGTTGTGTGGACCATGTGTTTTGTGTTTTGCAACAATCCTAAGATACGGAGTTCCCACCGGTACGCGTTGCTATCGTCAATGAAGCCTTTGACCGCGACGGATGAACTGTCGGCATACACGTAGCCAAAACCACCGGCCCCGAGAAAAGTCATCGTGGTTCTTGCACCTTCGTTTGACTCTGTGTGTCTGAGGAGTCGGTCTTCCGTTGGCCACTGCACTGTGGGTGCGCGGAGAGAGACGACGACGATAGACGGTCACGTCACGTCACGTCACGTCACGTCACGTCATGTTATATGTATGATTGCCGGTCGACCCAACGGTACACGTGTGGTAGAGAATGTAAAATGGAATATAAGTACATATAAAATAGTAAATGATGTATAGGTATGATATACACCTATATAAAACAAACGGGACACATCATGCCTGTGATTAAGTACTTTTTAAAAGGTATACTTATAAACCTCCCTGTGTCTATTCATCTCCATTCGACTGTCCGCGAGAATTGATGAGAAAACAAAAAATTTTTGGAATGAAAAAAAATATTTCACATCGATTTTTTCGTGGGAAGCCGAATGGAGATGAATAGACTTAATCACAGGGCTGCTATGTTCCCTTTCTGTTATACAAGGTAATACCATGGAGAATATAAAGGTACACAATTCACGTATACTTGTATACCCTATATTTTACGGGAGTTGCATTGGTCTGTCCTCGATGGGTGGACGGGACGAGGCAGAAGAGGCCGATTTTGTTGGGACTGCACGAGTGACGCGCCCTTGTTGGGGTTTTTGTTCACGGTCGCGCTGTTTTTGTGCAGCAACTTTGCTATTCGGCATGTCAACACGGGGTGCTTTTGGTTTATCCCACGATAAAAAAAATAATATTACGACGATGGACGCACTCGTCGATGACCGACGGGTGCGGTGGAGGGACGAGAACGCCGCGTATTTGGCACGCCTTCAAGACGACCTTCGCACATCCCTGGACCGGTTGCGAGGCCTTCCCGACAAGCGTGCGTCCATTCTGGAGCGGAAGGATCTGCAACAGCACATTGCCCAGTGCGAAAGGCAACTCTTTCAAATCGAGTCGGGGGCGGGGGAGCGGGTGTTTGAAGAGGACGTCTCGTTCTGTCGGGAAGCACAGGGCGGGCGTACCGCCGGCCATATTACTCGCAAAGAAACGTTTGCCTCACAAACCGGTAAAGAAACGCGCAAGAAGACGACGTCGAGAGATATTGTCGTGCGCAACAACCTCGGCGAGTTGACGGCCATCAACCATGCGCGCACGAACCGGGCCGTGGCAGAATTGTGCAACGACGACGACAGTACGACCCTGTACATGTGTGTCGGAAATTGCTGCGAGGTCTGTGCAGGCCCGCTCTTGAGGATGGACGGGCAAATGGCGTGCGAGGACTGTGGAAATTCGGTCTCGTACGTTGAGTGCAGTAACCAAAGTCTGCAATCGGAAGAGGTCAACGGGCGTGGGGCACATAATTTCAGTTACCGACGCATCAGTCATTTATGCGATTGGTTGACGTGTTTTCAAGCCAAAGAGAAACTGACGATTCCCACCGAGGTGTTGGAGCAGATCATGCGCAATTTGAAACATGTCAGAAATTTGAAAAACGCCTCCGGAATCACACCGGTGGTCATTCGCTTAGTGTTGAAGGAAGAACGGTTGCAAAAGTATTACGATAATTGCATGCTGATCATCTGTCTGTTGACCGGCCAGAAACCCCCACGCTTGACCCCGCACGAAGAATCATTGTTGAAGACGATGTTTCTCAGCATCCAAACGGTGTGGGAACAGCACTGTCCGGAGAATCGCAAAAACTTCCTCTCTTATTCGTACGTCATTTATAAGATGATGGAATTGTTGGGGATGAATCAGTACTTGAAACATTTCTCCCTACTCAAGAGTCGCGAGAAGAACCTGCGGATGGATGCCATCTGGCGGAACATTTGCAGTTCCTTGGATTGGGAATACATCCCGAGCAATTTGGAGTAGATGCGGCGAACATATGGGACATTATTTCTGCACCGACCATGTCACCGGCACCATGTCATGCACCTCCTCGTCTTCATCCGCAGGCTGCAACAATCGCTTCACAATCTCGACGTCCCGTGGACCCATTTGCTGGGTCAAATCTTCTGCCTTCTTTCCCGACGAATCCACGCGGTACACCCGGCACCCGCCCGGCAACGTCCCGGTGGTGGTCGACCCACGACCCAGCACAATCGGACAATGGTCCGGCAACCGAATTTCTGTTTGGTTAGGTAATACCAGCATAAACATATCGTATCCAATTTGTCAGTCTCCACATAAAATAAAATCTGGCCCACGAACAAAGGCGCACACATCCGATTCTTCTACTATGCAGTCCGTCGACGATCTTCTTGCGCAAGTTCAGCAAACTCTTGTGGCTGGCTCCTCCCCGCCGCCACGCACACCCGCCACCGCGCCTCCACCGTTTTGGCCCTGGGCTGTTCAACTCCACGAGGCCGGGCTCAACCAAGACAGAACCACCGTCGAACGCCTTCTCCGGGAGTTCCCTACCACGCGGCCGCTGCCGTGCTTGCAAGAAGCGCACTCCACCTGTAAACCTGACACATTGATGAACGCATACTACCAACGGGTGGTGGGTGTTATGGTCCAATCGTGGCAAAACACCACAGCCATGGAAGCCAAAATTCGTGCACGAAGAAAGGTGGAAGACGAGTCCATCGCGGAGACGGTTAAAGCATGGATGGCCTACGTTGACTCGATCTGCCCGCCATCCTCTGCCGGGTTAAAAGCCCCGGTGACGCCTTCCGACACGACGCCGATAGAAACAATATATATCGAGGCGCACACGAACGCCGAAGAGGCTTTGCAAAACCATACGGTCTTCTTGCTCACGACGGCACGGGAAGAAGGGTTTGAAGATACGAACGGGGAAGAAGCGCGGTTGCGGGGAATACGGGACACAGCCCTTGCGCGTAGACAGGCTGCGAGGCAACGATGGATGCGGTCGAAGGTCCCGCACGGCGGCCATCCACCAATTTCAGTACGAGAGGAGTCGAACGACGACCGTGCTATTGTTCGAAGAATGTTAGCGAATAAGATCCATACCGAAGTAATACAATTGAGAGCGGAGCGGTCCGTCAATGACGCACACGTCATAACATTGTACAAAGACGGGGAGATAGCGAAATTCGATAGACTTCGAGAGCCACAGATGGCGGCGCAACATGCAGCCGAGCGCAAAAGAACACCTCCTTGCTGTGAGAGCATGCACGAGTATGATAGGAGGCAATCCATACTCAAAATACTAAAGAGTGTACTAAAGATTCAAGAATAGTCATGGACATAGCATACATGTCCATATACACTTTTTTTTCGTGGGATTGACGGACGGACTAACTTTTTTATGCGAGTAGTAGTAAACACAAAAAAACATGCACCCCTTGAAACAGAAACAGCAGATTTTGAGGAGGGAACGTTTCAACGGCGGCGGACGTGATATTGAAGCAAGGAGGCGATTTAATGTACAATTAAAGATGATACGGGGTGGTGGAGGTACAAAGAGAAGCATAGACGAAGCAGGAGGTGGAGAAGCAGGAGATAGTAAACGGACAAAGATCAAGGTTGAGCATAAATTTGAGACGTTCAAAGGTCATTCGAATAGGGTGTATTCCGTGTCGTTTTCCCCGGATGGGGCGTTCATTGCGTCTGGTTCGAAGGATAAGACGGTGAAAGTATGGAGTGTGGAGAGCGGTGAATGTGTGATGACGTTGGAAGACGATCATTATCGTATCTTGGTGATGTCCGTGTCGTTTTCCCCGGATGGGCAATGGATCGCCTCGGCGTGGAATAACACGGTGAAAGTATGGAGTGTGGAGAGCGGTGAGTGTGTGAGGACGTTGGAAGGTCATTCGTCTGATGTGTATTCCGTGTCGTTTTCCCCGGATGGGCAATGGATCGCCTCTGGTTCGGGTGATACGACGGTGAAAGTATGGAGTGTGGAGAGCGGTGAATGTGTGACGACGTTGGAAGGTAATTCATATTGGGTGACTTCCGTGTCGTTTTCCCCGGATGGGCAATCGATCGCCTATGATTCCGATAATACGGTGAAAGTATGGAGTGTCGCGAGTGGTGAATGGGGTTTAGAAAAAACCTTGGAAGGTCATTCGAATGTTGTGACTTCCGTGTCGTTTTCACCGGATGGGCAATGGATCGCCTCTGGTTCTAGGGATGAGACGGTGAAAGTATGGAGTGTGGAGAGCGGTGAGTGTGTGAGGACGTTGGAAGGTCATTCGAATTGGGTGAGTTCCGTGTCGTTTTCCCCGGATGGGCAATGTATAGCCTCTGGTTCGTTGGATAAGACGGTGAAAGTATGGAGTGTGGAGAGCGGTGAATGTGTGACGACGTTGGAAGATCATTCGAATTGGGTGATGTCCGTGTCGTTTTCCCCGGATGGGCAATGGATCGCGTCTGGTTCGGAAGATGATACGGTCACAGTATGGAGTGTGCCTCTTCTTAAGTACTCGCCTCTCGGTGAAACGATATATTCATTGTTTTATGAATTGCTGATAACAAAGGTGTATGAACATAGATACGGTAAAGAGGTACGGCCGGCCCCTGTGTTTGAGGAAGATCAGTTGAAACCTTACAGCACAACAGAGTACAAGAAGTACACGAAAGGAGATGTCGACTATGAGACAATATCAGATATTTTGGTCTCGAATTTTAAAATTATATCAGTCGAGTATGAGAAAGATAAAAACGAATATAAAATAAACTTCTTTATTAATGCGTTTTATGAGGAAGTCGAACATAGGGAAGTCTACATGCCGGTCGAAGTTTCTTTGACAATGAATGGAGAGGGCATAATCAAGTCTGTCTCTAGCGATATAAAAGTTGAAAACGAAGACGAGTTGAAAAAGTTGATGAACAAGATAGGGTATGATCAGTACATTCAGTACATTCCGATTTGGGAAAAGTTGAACAATTTGAAAAAGACGATAGAGGATACATCATCAACAAATACATTTGATCAGTATATTCAGACGTTGGAAAATAATAAGATATTAAGAATGGAAGAATATAGTGAGGAATAGAGGCTGCGTTGATATTGACTTGGTGATCAATACTGCCGGGTATATATCAAATGCCGCCTCTTGAGATATCCTTTGAAGACTGTCTTGATCACAATAGTATTTGTGAGTACTTAAAGACGCATTCCAATGCAACTGCAACGGAGTATGCGGTCATTGCTCTTAGAAAATTGCGCGAGAACAACCCGTTCTTACGCGACAGAGATCTGTGTCTAGGCCCCGATCAAGAAGACGCGTTGCGAGCACCCGACCTCAACTTCCAAACCTACGTGGATGCCTTAACGATATTGCAACTGCAGTTTGTGGGGTTTTAATATATATTATTTTGCGTTCAATATACGTGTACGAAAAGGTACTCCTACTATTAAAAGTATGGCGAATGTAAACGGAGATAATGAACAAGGCGTAATTCTATTTTGTACGATACCATCCCGATTGAATTGGAGATCCATCAAATCGGCCATTATCAAAGCCGACTTGGGTTGGATTGAACGTGTCGATGTGAGTCCCTCGTCCTCTAATTTCAAAAAATGTTTCATTTACTTCGAACCACATTCATGGAATACGGAGAAAGGCACAGAACTCGAGCATTTGAAAAATGGGAATGCCCTCAAAGTATTTTACGCCGGGGAGAAATACCTCCATGTCAAACTCAGCACTGCACCACGAAGAACACGCGAGGAGGCCATTTCTCAACGACAACAGTTGGCGTCCGTTCGGGTTGAGATGGATTAAACGCCACTACACGGGTTAAAGAACGACGCAATCGGTTTGGATTTCTTGTTTGTGTCCGCCTTGGCCTTGGTCATCGTCGGTGCTTGTTTTCTTTTTTGCACGGGAGGCTCGGGAATGTTGGAAAAGAACGTGGAGATGCTTGATTTCTTTTTGCCCGTCTGGTGTTTGGCCTTGATCGTCGGTGCGGGTTGTCTTGTTTGGTGAGGGGGCCGCTCTTCGGTCGTCACACGATCCAATGCCAAGGGCGTGCTGGAAAAGAAACTGGAAATGTCCTGTAAATTATTACGTCGACGACCTTCTGCATGGAGAAACGTATCCAAAATGCCCGGGACATTGCTCGTAAATAACTCAGATAATTGCGTCAGTGGCTTCCGCAGGCTCTCGACGTACCATCCAAAATCAAGATTCAAGAATTCCGCATACTCCGGGTGTTCCACTTTTTCAAAGACTTTTTTCTTCTTGTCTTTGTTGAACATGATGACATAGGGCATTTTGTCTCCAGAACGTGGCGGCTGCATCGTAATCTCACCCATATCGATGCGCTTCAACAACTGCTTCCAAAGCCAGACCTGCGCAATGTTGTCGCCTCCGTTCTTGTATTCCGTCTTCAAGGTTTTCGCGATCACGAAATCCTCAATGGGTCGCTGTCTCATTTTTTGTAAATGGGATGTCAATATATGTTCGATTTCCCCACCGATTTGCTGCGGGTCTTTCGCCGGCAGCCCGTCCAACGGGATGATGGCGTTGACGATATCCCGGTAGACGTCGCGGAGCAGTTTTGAGCCGTCGGTACGCACCAGTTGTACTCCCTTCGCGTCCAATTTGGCCGGACCGTCCTTCGACTCATAATATCTGCTTAGATAGCGTTTTTTAACTGCGAAAAAGAGTTGTGGCCAACAGGCCTTCTCAAATTCCATAATGATATACGGGGTCTCCGTCATTTTTTGGAAATACTCCGTTATTATCGTCGCCAATCGCTCGCCGTGCTCAAAACAGCGTTCCAGGCCTTCCTGGCTATTGTTGCACCCTTGGAACTGCACCATTATTGAGTCCGTATTGTGCACGATTAAATTACCAATGCCTGCATGAAAATGCTGATTGTCCGTGGTCAGATCATAGACATACAACTCTTGTTTGTCGTAGGGTGTAATGGAGCGGATGATTCCTGCTGCTTTCCGATGCTCTTTTCTCGCACGCATTCGATATATCCCGGGTTTGTCCGGTCGAGCATCGACCGTGACGTGGGGGTACCCAATAGACGTCAGCAACGCGACAATGGAAAGACAAATCTTTTCACCCTTTTGAGAAATTTCCGGGTATTTGGATGCTTTTGTCCCGTCCGCGTCGCGCAATCCTTGCCAAAATGCTTCTCGGATTGCCATGGACGAATTTAAAATGCGGTCGTCGATGCGTTTTTCACCGTTTGGTTCGTAACAGAGACGTCTGAAAAAACGGACCAAGTTGACGATCGCACCTTTCTTCGAACACTGCGGTACCAATTTGTAGACGTGGGAGGACCCTCTCGTATCCAAAATACGCCACTGAAAGTCTGGAAAAAGACGTGTTGCACAAACCATATATTCGTCTAACAATGCCCGGTTGGCGTTATTCAACGCCCAGGACTTTTTCTTTCCCGACTGGCATGAGTACGACCCACATGACCCATCTCCAACAAACATCCCCAATAACCGTGCCATATCTTCGTTCAGAGGAATGCGACGGTGCTGTGGCTGCCATTCCCATTCGTTTGACCGTCGAACGGCATGTCCAGAAGATTCAATTGCCTCTTTCAATGTGGAAAAAGACGTGGAAGATGGTCGGTGTACATACGCTCGAACGAACCACACATTCCATGTGTACGTCCTCGAACAAACGGCGTTCGGGAAAGACGATACCATAAGTTGGTCTCCTTTCCGTAGATGGTGTGGGGAGACTTCTTCGCCGTTAGGGCGCAACAGAGAATGGTCGGTCGTGCAAACGACGATCCCTGTCGTGGTGTTGACTGTGACCAACGGCTTCTCCACACGATGACGGATGATCCGGTGAATCGTGGTCCACCCCGAAGCCGTCCACGATTCCACCCCACTCAACTCGCAGCACTCCTTTCCATCGGCGGTGGGGACCCACTCGGATGCCAATTCGTCGATCCGGCGAACGATGGTTTTCTTTCCTTTTTCCCGAAGCAAGAGGGGGGTGTGGCCCACCACCGAGTCCCCGTACACGCATTGAGAGGTGGGGTAATGTTGCTGGGTGATTAATTTACATTCTTGAATCATCCGCCGGCCAGTGGCTGTGACGGAGATCGCAATAGGATAGCACGGAAAGTAGCCTTTGCCCACCCCCGTGAACCCGTACAACGAATTGGCCGTGACCTTGAGCGCCAACTGTCGACCATTTTGCACGGATTTTTCCAACGGATCCTTTGCATTCTTCATATCTTTCTTGGCTTGTTTCCTTTGGTCGAGCAAGGAACCCAAGATCTCAGGTAGAATGCCTTTGCGAAGGTGCGACTTGACGTATGTGAACGTTTCCGAGCCTGTGTCGACAACGTACGTGTCCTTGGGAGATAGTTTAGCCTTGATCCGAGGGTCCAAGACGAGGGTCGTGTAGCATAAATTACGCGCACGCATGATTGATGGGTACAAGGACGCAAAGTCTAAGGTAGCGGTGGGATTTTGATAAAACCCGCTCTGTGGCGGAAGGACAGTCGCGCCTTTCAAATCCTCCGGGCGGAAGATCGTCGGGTCGTCCATGATGTAACCGTGCTCTAGACAGTACCGTCGCAATAAATTGTAGGACTTGATCTGCTGCCCACCATTAACTACATCGTCCAAGTTCGTGCTGGCCACGCACGACATCTCGGTTTGGTTTTCTAAACCACTGAGTTTCATCAACAGCGTCAAGGGCAAGACACAGTCGATGACACAATAGTTCAACACCACCGAGACCGACTCCGGGTCGCCGGCTTCCCATTTCCTGAACATCTCCGGGATCGGCAAGTCCACCTTCCGATCGCCCAACACCTCTTTCGACACGGTGTTTAATTTGTAGTTCAACAACTTCATGGAATTCCGTATGTACGGCAACAGATCGAAGTCCACCCTTCCATTTCTCTGCAGTCGATGGATCGTACTCTGGCCCTTCGCGGCAGTGTCTGTATATTTCGTGACGTACGGGCAGCGAACTCTACGCTGCCGATCCTGTTGAAAGAATGTGTTCACCGGTGTGTACTGAGTAAACCCGTCCGCGGCTGCATGGGCGACTTCAAAGGTTTCGTACACCCCTAGCAGACGGACGGCGGCCTCCAGTTTACTCATATTCACATGTTCTTCCACTGCTTTTCGATACTTTGCTCGACATTGCCTCCATCTCTCCTCTGGAGATTTCTGCTGCTTGAACACGAATTCGCGTTGCATTGCCGGCCCTAATCGCATCGCGCGGTCACATAGGTATTGATAGTCGAAGCCCACGATATTGTACCCGGTGAAGACATCTGTGTCTTCCGTCAAGGTCGCAAAGGTATCCAGCATGATGGATTCCGAAGCGCACACCACGATCTCCACGTCATCGAGGGGCGTGGAGGCTTTCGTGGTCAGTACGACCTTTCGCATCGTGTCGAACGGATACGCGCTGAAAACTAATCCGATGCAGATGATTGGGTTGTCGACCACACAACTTTGCGGGAAACTGCCGGTCGGAGAGAACGTTTCAATATCGAACGAACAGACCATAATCGGCGGGAGTTGTCTTGGAACGTTTGTTGTTAAAGGTCGAACCCAATCAATGTAGGCGGTGTACATGTCTTGGGAGGTACTCGTGGAGTCCAACAGCGGTTTCACACACCCGACCGTGACCCAACTGCTCATATTCGTCTTCGTCACATAAAGAAACAAGAGCATGATGTTCCGTCGGTCGTACATAAACTTCTTGTAGCCTTGCCGACGGTACTCTTTCATTGAGGAGAATTCGACTTTGATAAATGGTTCCGCCATCGGGTGATACCCGTAGGCTCGCGTGCGGCGCTCCGTCGTCTTCCACACCGCACCCGTGCACTTTTGTGCTTGGTCCGGGCTCATGTACACGAAGGGGCGAAAGCCCCGCACTTGAATCGTCACGGACCGGCCCCCTTTTGTCCGCCCGTACAATAAGACACAATGCCCCCCGTCGTCGTCTTCGACAACATGGCCATCCAGCATATAAAACACAACGGAAGAGGACGACATGGTCAAGATGAACAATGAAGTAGTGTAGGAATGTTAGGAGAGTGTGAATTCGACACGTGCGTTCTTGGTTGTTCCCTCGAAGACAAAATGGGCGGTGCTTGCGTCAACGGAAGGAATGATTCAAGACCGCCGTCTTGGCTTGGTTCCCACCAAAAAAAAATAATACAGTGAGTACGGTCGTCATGATAGAGTCATACTGATATGGTCCTATAATGATATCCTTATATTGTAGCAAATGAATGGCTGACAATAAACCTATTGTGTGTCGTCCAATAATTTGGATACCCCCTTCTCGGGAACGCCTACCTGCATAGAACTCTTCATACCTTTCTCGTCAAATCTTATGAACGTGGGAAAGGATTCAATCTTATATGATTTCATGATTGTTGAGCCAAACGGGGTATCCCCGTCGACGAGTAAGAGGCGACCGGTGCGACGCGCAACACGGATACTCTCTGGCTTCACTTGTTGACAGTATCCACACCAGTTCGCGTGGACCATGACGACCTTGGGCAACGGTTGTTGTAAGAATGCATCCAGTTCGGCCTGGTTCATCAAATCATATTTAGAATCTGGACGTACGCACCAGTAGAGGAACAAGATGACGGTAGCGAGAACAAGTAGTATTGTACCTTGAGTATTCATTTGTTTTTTATTGATAGGATCTTAAAATTAATTTGTCTAATTTTCGATTTGGACTTCTCCAATTGGACTTAATGTTGACCCAACCCAAGCATCGTCACGCACGGTTATGCATCCTCAAAACACGGTACCTTGCATTCGCACTCTCCAAACTTGCACAAATATTCTTTCATCCACTCTTCATAGTTGGTTGGCTGGACGACTTTGATGTCGACGGGCAACTTCTTTTCGAGAGGTGGATATTTCTTTTCGCAATAGGTTTTCCACTCCTCTGGATACTCTTTCGCTTGCAAGGCATCGCCGTACGTTCTGTAAAACGCATTGAGGTCTGTCCCCTCCATCAAACAGAACTGAAAATACTCGCGATATTGTTGTGGGTCGCGAAAGAACGAGGACACATCCACGTCAAACTTCAGGGTATACTTGAAATCCCTGGCAACCAACGTTCCCAACAAGGTTATGACTTTGTCAACGTCATTCTTGTTCAGGAGACTCGCCAGATTGTTTCGTTCTTCCCGATGCAATTTTCCCTGTCGGATATTGTCAAGCCATTCTTCTTGGGTCAATACCCACAATTCTTCTCGCTGTAGCGTCGTGAAGCGGCTCACTGGTGTACCGACGATCACTTGCTCGATGATGAGACCTTGACGCAAATAGGCGCGGATTTCTTCCTTCGTCAACGATAAATAGATTTGCATAGTTGCGTGTTTGCGTGAGGATCGAACGAGTGCGTCTGTTTTAAGTGTCAGTGAGTTTGCTGAGTCGAACTGTGTGTGTGCGGGTGTCAGTGTGCGGCGTGCGAATGGGCGTGCGAGTGCGGAGGGCAAAGTAGTGTGTGTGCAGTTGCGCATGATGTTCAAATACAACTGTATGTGTGTGTGCACATGACTGGCCATCATTCTTTTTCCCGAGATGTCCCTCATATGAACACAGCATACATGCGACCACCTGTCTTCAAGTCAGTAATGTAATTTTTAAAAAATACAAAAATACGTATTCTTTTATGAACTATTCGTGTACATACTTGGAGTGGCCTGTGTTCCGTCGATTCCCATAATCCACACACGCACATAGACAACCATCTCTCTCTCTCTCTCTCTACTCCGAACATGTACCCCCCCACAGGACGTGTGTGAGTAAGATCGGTTGTGTTCGAAGCGCTGCATCGTAATATCGCGCACCGTTGTACACCCCTTTCTGTGCAGCACACGATGCCGAAGGCCCCACAAACCACTTCCGCACTTAACAAGGCCCAGGCAAAGACCGCTAATGCCGCACTTAAGAAGGCCCAGGCAAAGGCCGCACTCGCCTATGCAAAGGTCGCACTGGTCGGGGCGCAGACAAAGGCCCAGGAAGAGGCGCTGGCCCAGACAAAGGCCGTACTCGCGGATGCAAATGCCGCACTGGCCGAGGCAAAGGTCCAGGAAGAGGCGCAGGCAAAGGCCGCACTCGCGTATGCAAATGCCGACGCAACTGCCCGAAAAAATAGAAGAGACACCCTAAACAAACGTCTTCATGCATACATCGTTATTATGCGTAGGGTCCTAAACAAGGAGAAGTTCGCTCAACGCCACGTGCGCTCCACGGATGTCTTGAATTACTTTCGCAACATGCCCGGTGACAACCGCATCTACATCGAGACCAAACCATATAAAGTGTTGAAAGGATCACGAACGACACCGCTCGCAGAAGGAATTATGCTGACAAATGGGCAGTGCGTGGACACAGATTTGAACTTGCACGAAAACTTGAATCAATGGGTCAATTCAATTAAACGTGACAGTTCGTGGCGCAAAGCGTTCTTCAAGGGCTTTCCGCTGGAAGTGTACCGACAAATTCTGATTCAAGAGCGTCCAGACTTGTTCCTTTCGAGGCATCATAACAAGAATCGGGGGAAAATCAATCACCGAGACTATTTGGTGGAGTATATACAAAATTTGGGGATCCAGGTCTGCACAAACCCAATCCGGAGACAGAAAAAAAAACCAAAACCAATTATTTGGATATGAACGAGCGGCAGACTACTGCATCGAACAAGACGCCTGTATAACGTTAGTAGGAAGCAAAAAAAAAAACCGAATATTTTATATTCATCTACAAGTATTATTATTTATTTCTTCAGTCAATACGCGCCCGTTTCCGTTTCTTTCGTGGCGCGGTGAACGTCGGCGATGCGGTGAGGGTCATCGTCGCGCGCATGCGAACGTCGCCAATGTGCGTGCATAACTTCTGGTCAAACGCATTTTGTGCACTTAAATAGATGTCCACGTTCTTTTCCATCTTGGTTTTGAAGAATTTCATGTTCACCCCTGTGTTTTCGCTCATGACGCGGCACATGGTGTCCGTTAAACGCGATAATTCTTTGCTCTCCACGGCAATGTCCCCGGTCTTCCCTTCGAAAATACTTGTCGCGACACTGTGTATCATCAGCGAAGAATTCGGGTGCATCGTTCTCGTGTTGCCGCACGTCCATATCAACGCCCCGGCACTCATGCACGATCCTTGGCAGACCGTGTGCACCGTGATGTGTTCGGGCGCCAGGAGAATGGTGTCGCAGATCTTGAGCCCGGAGTAGACACACCCACCATCCGAGTGAATGTAGATGAGGATGTCGCTCTGCCCACTCGCAATCGCGTTCTGAAACGCCTCGTCGAATTCATTCGCCATGTCTGAGCAGACCTCGCCAGATACACAGAGGGCGATCGGCTGCTGACGGAACTCCACGGACTGCACAGATCCCGGCAGGTCCAAAGGCACCGGTCGTTGCTGCACGTACACCGCAGTCGTCTCTTCTTCCTCCTCGTCGACCATGATGGTAATTCGACTGTTCTTTGTAGTGTGTGTGTGTTTTCCGAACCGGGCCCACCAACGCACACGTTCAGGCGGGTACTGTGGGGAATCTCGTGCACGAGAACAAAACGATGCCTACCACCACCCGGTCGGGCAGACAACCACTGAAAAAGAAAAAAAAACCTTCCTCCGCGATCCAACACGTGACTGTCGCGGAAGTCCGCAGCCATTTGGATTTTATTCGAAAATCGTACCTTGACAACACCGTCTTCTTTTACCCCGGCATGCGTCTGAACGACCAGTACACGTTGGAAGAGTTCAGCATGGCGTTCATCCGTGGGAACCATAACAAACGGTTGCATAAGCACCGGCGGACGTGAGGGGACCTACATAAATCATCATGCGCTCGTTGGCGTGGCGTCGTCGTCCTCGGAATCGTCCACGATTTTCGTGTCCCCGCCGCGGTAGAAGAACGCATCTTTTTTTGACTGCGTCAGTGGCAACCGCTTCGTTTTCTTCCGTTTCCGGTTGGCGGAGAGCGTACAGTGCATGTCACGCTCGATGACCTGCGCATGCGCGCACGCGTACGCGTAGACATTGTTCTTCAGGGCCCATACCAAGAAACCAACCTGCGCCACCGTCGTGGTGTGCACGTCGGCACCGATGCGAAAAAAAATACGCCGTTTTCGTTGGAACGGATCGAACGCTCGGCGCCGACGGGCCTTCAACGTCTTCTTGTATTCCTCGTGAATGTTAAAGGCTTGTTTTGATACGCGAGAGCAGACCTGCACGCTGATGGCGTTTTTTTTGGCGTAATTGCAGACCAACCAATCGAGCACGCGGAGAGAGATAGGTTTCTGGGTTTTGAGTGCCATGAGTATACGAAAGAATGTGTCGTCAGTGTGCGCCACCAACTCTTTCAACCGCTGCAGCACGGCAGAGGACAGGTACAATCTGTCGCCCGGTACCACAAAGGGGCCAATGTGTACATCATCCATGCTGCGTTGGCAAGAAGGGAGAAGTTGCTTGACCACGCCGGTGTGTGTGTGTGTGTGTGCGGTTGTTGCGGTTTACACCACGGGGCTGCTGGACGGGGGCGGGGGCGGCGACGAGGAGGATGACGGCGGGTGCACCGAGGGCAGGAAAGGGATGGACAAGAGCGTTACCGGTCGACCGAACGCTTGCGCCTGGTTCAATAATGGATGATTTGGGTACGTGTTTTCACAAAACAGGATCGTGTCTAGCCGAAGACGTCTCGGGATGTGGCTCAAGACTTGCTTCAGCCAGTTTCGGCGACGGGCTTGGTGTTTTTGAGCACGCCCGGCGGCATGGGGCTCGATGGTGCAATCGGAATGGTCCCCAAAGCATACCCCTTCCTCGCATTGGTAAAGATGCGCACCTTGCGCGTGCCAATACTCGATGCTCTCGTACCGTGGACATTCCTGCTCGCCTTGGCCGTAATGATCCATCAACACCGTCTCAGTCTGCAGGGATTGGAAACCGCAGCAGTGGCACCATTTGGTGGCGCAGTGCATCATTTCGTTGCAGAGGATGGTTTTGGCAATGTGCGCCCCGCACTTCGTGCAGGCCGGGATCATGTCCTCCCCATCCACGTACCCTTGAAAGATGAAATCAATGGTGGGACTGAGGGCGGCCAAGTCCAGTTCGAAATTACGGTACAATGGCTGTCCCGGCGGTGGGCGTACGTAACGGTTGAAGAAACCGCCGTACATGCTTTCGGAATGGATGCGAAAACACATACAAAATATCTCCGGGTTCATGCAATGCCAACACGTGGCGAAGAAGCAATCGCCGCAGCCGATCGATATTGGATGCCGATTCTGCAGGCGCGAGTGAAACTCCACCGACACCGACGTCTGGCATTGAGCACACGATAATGTCAACAGATCCGGCGTGCGCATCCGGGCAACATGGAGGTACAACTGATCGTACTCGTCCGGTGTCAAGATGCGTTGGAAAGACGCCATCGCGTGTCGCCGAGTACTCCCGCAATCGTCGAAGAGGCAGCCAATGTAAGGGTGGGGCTTCGTGACTGGATGAGAATAGAAATTCAGAACAATGCGACGCAAGCATTCCACACACACGGCATGGTCGCTGCGATCGCACGGGGACGCGACGAGGACATTGCCCATTTCTGCGTCCACTTCGTCCAACGGTACCGTCCCGGAGAACCCTTCCGCGCAACAGAAACACTTGTACGCCTCTAGCAAGTCCTGCAGCCACTGATCCTCCGTGACAAGAAACTCGCCCCATGGTACCTGGACGAACTCCCCGTGACGCATCTCGAACGTGCTCAGGTCGTGGATCGTGAATTGTTGCCGCGTCGGGTACCTCCGCAAACTGACCAAATACCCGACCGCGTCTTCCGCCGAGGCTTCTCCCGGCCCCCCTGGGATCGAAAACGTCCAACCCATCTCCTCGTCTTGGTCGCGGAAGGCCAAACAGAAACGCGAGGGATCGTTGTGGAGGAAAATCCGCTGCATGGTCAACCACCAGACCGGTTTATCTACCACCCCCAAAAAAAGACAGACGAGGGAAAAGAGAAACACAATGAGTCTTCGCGTCTGGTGGACGCTTCTACTCGGTGTGGTGGTGCTCGCGTCGATCGGGTACCGGGCTCTGCGAGGAAGAGAACGGTTGCTGCCGTTGAAACGCTGTTCGGTCCACGACGTGCACTTTCAAACCGGGGACTTGCTGCTGTATCCACCCGACGGTGCCGTGCCCTTGTTGCTTGCCCTCTCGATGGACTCCTCCTCTTACTACCACGTGGGGATGGTCGTCGTGGTCGAGGAAACGCCCTACGTGTGGGAGATTTCGGCGCGGGACAAGCAGGCCGTCTTGATCCCGGTCGACGCAGCCATACGATCACGGCGGGTGTATTACCGCGCCATCAAAACACCGTTGAGTCCAGAACGGACCCTTGAATATATATACAACCATGCCACTGACACGTACGATATTCACGTGTGGTACCAAGCAGTTTCTGGGGTGTTTCCACAACCATTCTTCCCCACGGTACCATTTCGGCCTTTGGTGGCGTCTGCCTCGGGCCGGGTTAATTGCGCCAGCATGGTGGCGGGGCTCTTGCAGCAGGAAGTCGGCGGGTTCGAAGACACCCCGTTTCCCACACCCTTTGATTTCTCCTCGTTGTCAACCCGCCCACGGCTTGAGCGGTGGCATCCGGATCGACTTTTTATGTGAACGGGTGAATAAAGAATATGACGACTTCCTTCCTTCTCGGGGGGAACACGAAAGGTCTCAATGACGGGGGTAAATACATAAAGGGCAACCTCATTTCGAAACGGCAACTGATCCGGGTGTTGCAACTATTCGGCGCGGACTACCCTAGCGTGAGGCATAGTCCGATCGGGACGGGCAAACAAGCAAGTCCAGCCAGTGCAGCAGCAAGAAAAAAGAATGACGCATGGTACACGAAGAAGATACGAAAGAAGTCAGAAGAAGAAGAAGAAGAAGAAGAAGAAGAAGAAGAAGAAGAAGAAGAAGAAGAAGAAGAAGAAGAAGAAGAAGAAGAAGAAGAAGA